GGTGGAGATTTAGGAAGTGTAACTTTAACGGGTAATGTAAGTGGTTCATCAACCTCAACTGGTTCGTTTGGTAGGTTGATGCTTGGCGGACAAACTATAAAAAGCACAACAGAGGGTATTGCAATAGTCAATGATTCTGAAGCCTATACATTGTTATCACCACCTGCTGCTTTTCAAGTCGTTTCTGAAGTTGATAATCAATGGTTTGCTTATTTTAGAAATAACGAATCAACCTCTGGTCGTAATTACGGTCTTTATGTAAGAGCTGGTACTAACAGTACAGACTCACCATTTAAGATTGCTGATAAAGACGATTCTACTATACTAAGAGTTTCAGGTGAAGGAACACTTGGTATAAATACAAATAGCCCGCAATCAGGACAAAAACTTCATGTTGTTGGAGATTCATTTTTTACTGGTAATGTAAGTGGTTCAGCGACATCAACCGGTTCATTTGGAAAATTATCTGTTGGCGGTGGTAATATAACAACTTCAGGTAATATGATACTTGATGCTGATGGTGCACAGATTAGATTACAAGATGGTGGAACAGAGTTTGGTAGGATAAGTAGAGTTTCTTCAGACTTAGTTTTAAAATCAATGAGTAATAATAATGATATCTTATTTAAAGGTGTCGATGGTGGTGCGACTATAACTGCATTACAATTAGATATGTCAGAGGGTGGTAATGCAATATTCAATGGAAATGTTCAAGTAGCAAGTGGTGGATTTGTATTTTCAGCAGGAGCATTAACACTACAATCCGGTGGTGGTGCTAATTTAGTATTAGATGCAGGTGCTGGTGCTGATGAGATAACCTTATCAACAAGTGCTTTTACAACCGCAGTTCCAATAATTGGTACTGGTGATTTAGACCTGTATGCTGGTGGTGGAACTAAAGTTGTTAGTTTGACAACATCTGCAATTAGTCTACTTAAAAATACGAGTATAAGTGGTAATTTAGCTGTTGATACTAACGTATTATATGTTGATTCTTCTGCAAATAAAGTTGGAATAAACAGAATTGACCCCCAATTTGATTTAGATGTTATCGGTGATATAAGAGCTACTGGTGATGTTATTGCAAGAAGGTATGTAATTAGTTCTTCGGTAAGTCATATTACATCAAGCTTTTCAAGTGGTTCAACAATTTTCGGTGATACTATTACCGATACACATCGGTTTACAGGCTCATTGAGTGTAACCGGTAGTGGTTTAAGACTTGGTAGGTCTATACTGTCAAATGTATATCAGGGTAATCTTGTAATAGGTTCAAATGCACCTGCAATTTTTCTTGATGATGGGGATGTTAGTAATCTACGACATTCCATTATAGGTGGTGGTAATGCTGGTTTAGAGATATCAGCTGATATACATAATGCTACAACTGGTTATATAAACTTTGGAGTTGGTGGAAGTACAGTAGCCAGAATGATAGAGGGTGGTAATGTAGGCATCGGCACAACAAGTCCTGAAAGTATACTTCACATAGCTGATGGTTCAAGTGGTGCTATAGGTGCAAAATTAATAATTGATAATAATGTTAGTGATGCTGATGGAAATGGAACAGAAATATCATTCTTTAATGCTGCTGGTGCATCTGCCGCTGGTGTTGCCAACTCAAGAATCAGATCAGTTGCTTCTGGTAATACCAACGGTTATTCACAACTACAATTTTGGACATACCATGCAAGTGAAGCTCAGAGAATGGTTATTACATCAACTGGTAATGTCGGCATCGGCACCACAGACCCTTCAAATTATGATTCTTCGGCTGATAATCTGGTTATACGTCAAGCTTCAGGTCATGGTGGTATAACAATCGTAACCGATGCAAGTAGTTATGGAATATTAAGTTTTGGTGATGGAACAGGTGCTGCTTCTTATAGAGGAATAATTTCATATCTACATAGTGCTGATAGTATGCAATTCCAAACAGCAGGTGTCGAAAGGATGAAATTAGATAGTAGCGGTATTTTGAAAAATATGGCTGGTGTAAGTGGTTCAGCAACATCAACTGGTTCATTTGGTAGATTAGAAATAGCAGACAATGCTAAATTTGGAACTTCAAACGGAGATATTCAAATAGGTAGTGGTGCAGGATTAAACATTACACATGATAATTCTGGTTTGACAGTTGTTACTTTAAATCATTTATATGCTACTACAAATGCAGGTGCTCAGATGAAATTACAATCTGGTTTCCTAACATTTCATACTGGCACATCAAATACTGAAAGAGTTAGAATAGATGCGTCAGGTAAAGTCGGCATCGGAATGACTCCAACTCATAACTTTAATTTGAGAAGTGCTGGTAATGTTGAATTTAGAATACAATCTACGGATGATGATGCTAGATTACAAATTAGTTCGGATAATGATGAAGGTCAAGATTCAATATTAGAATTTTTATCAAATACATCTACAAGAGGTTCGATATTATATGACCACAACACAACTGCCGCAAGTCAGAAAATGGATTTTAAAGTTGGTGATAATGCAGTAACTGCGATGACTATTCTTGGTGATGGCAAGGTCGGCATCGGAAATACAAGTCCTGCTACACACCTACACATAAACGGTTCTCATGTAGCCGCAAGAGGACTGATGAGTTTGGAGTCAACAAATCATGCAGCAATCAATTTGAGATCGGCCGCTGGTTCAAATGTAGCAGGTTTAGAACTTTTTAATGGTACAAATCAAAAGTGGGGTGTTGCTAATCGTGGAGATGCAAGTGATAAATTTCAGATTAGAAGAGGTAGTGATGACGCAGTAGCGATTTCTGTCGACCAATCAATAAATACAGAATTTGGAGGTAATGTAAGCGGTTCATCAATTTCATCTGCTTCATTCGGTAGAATTGATGTAGCAGGCAAATTGTTTGTAGGTGGTTCTCAAGTAGGTGCCGGTGGTGGTGGAAGTGCAGATAACTTAGGTAATCATACTGCAACACAAGATTTAGATTTAAATAGTAATTCAATCAAAAATGTGACTCATATCACAGGTAGTGGAAATATAAGTGGTTCTACAACAACCACAGCATCATTTGGAAGTTTACAGTTACATGGAAAAACAATACATACTACTGCCGCGAGCAAGGTTGGATTAGGTACAACTAACCCGTTAGGAAATAAACTTCACGTCTATGTTGGAGAATCAGGCACAGATACCGTTACAACCAACAGTAGTTTAGTAATAGAAAGTAATACTAACAATTATATACAAATGTTGAATCCAAATGGAAATAATAGTGGTATCATATTCGGTGAACATAATGATATAGATATTGCAAGTATATTACATGACGGTGGTGATAATTCATTAAGATTTAAAGTTGCAGCCGCAGAAGTAATTAGAATAAATGGCTCAGGCAATGTCGGCATCGGGACAACAGGTCCTTCAAACAAATTAACTGTAGAAGATACTATTGGAATTAAAAGAAGTGGTGTTGCGGCTATAACTACTTTACAGATGGCTGGTAGTGGATTAATTGTAAATGGTCATAGTGGTTATCATCCGTTAATAATACAAGCAAACGGCACTGAAGTTATGAGAGTCACTCAGGATAATAAGATAAGTGGTTCAGCTACCTCGACTGGTTCGTTTGGTTCGTTGGTTATTTCCGATGCTATTCAAGGAGGTGGGAATGTTAAAGGTGGAGACTTTCAAATTAGTGCGAATGATTTAGTAGTAGACGGTTTGGCGAATGCCACAGAAAGAGGTTTAGTGATTAAACATAGTGGTATGACTAGCAATACGGTTTCCTTAGTTCAAGATGCGAACAATTCAAGGGGTGAATTGAATACAAAAAACAGGTCACTTTTTATTCAGGCAGGAACTGACGGTTTTGGTTCTGGTGAGAAGTTTAGAATATTGGTGAACCAAATCGCGAGTTTAGATATTTTAAATGATGGGACAGTATTATTTCCTGTTGCTAACCAAAAAATAAGTGGTTCAGCAACTTCAACTGGTTCGTTTGGTAGAATCCAAGCTGCTGATAAATTGGTAGTAGGTACAGGCACACCAACAGCAGACTTTCATGTTTTTAAACAAACAGTAAGAATTGCTGCTGATACTCCAGAAATAGTTTTACAAGATACAAGTGCTTTTTCTGCTGGAACTGGTCCATCAATTTTTTTTCAAGGATTACAAACAGGAGAATCTCTACAAACATTTGCCGCAATTCAAGGGCAATCTGTTGGTTCTGGAACTGGTGCATTAGCTTTTAAAACACGACAAACCGGTACTACGGGTACTAAAATGTATTTAGATGAAGATGGAAAATTAGGCATTGGAACTACTGATCCAGGTGCACAATTGCATGTTGTTGGAAATTCATTTTTTCAAGGAAGTAAAGTAAGTGGTTCATCACACTCAACAGGTTCGTTTGGTTCAGTTGTTGCTGGTGGCACAGGTGTAAATTCATTTACAGGTAATGTCGGCATTGGAGTTACAAGTCCTGATAGTAAATTAGAAGTCAATGGAACAGATTTAATAGGAAATTTTGCAGGAAGTAATGCTGGATTCTACATTAGAAATAACACACCAGACTATATAAGTTTTCAAGGTTATGGTAATGATGGTTTTATATTTAAAGACGGTGGGAATGAAAGAATTAGATTCGAATCAGGTGGTAATGTCGGCATGGGAATTACCGCACCAGTTGGTAGATTACATTTAAAATCAAACGGAAGTTCACCATCAGGTTCAATAGCAATTCAACATTCAGGAAATACTGTCAATATCGTAGAGATAGGACAAAGTGATAATGGAAATAGTGGTGGTGCTATTGTAATGGATAAGGCCAATGGCGTAAAATCAATCCACATAGACGCACATGGAAAGTCACGCTTCAATGGTGGAAATGTTGGATTTGGTACGGAAGTAGATGCTGATACAACAATACATTTGCAAGAAACCGATCATGTATACCTAACTATAGAGTCACAAAATACAGGTGCTGCAAGAGAAGCCGCAATCAAATATCAAAACTATAGTTCTGGAACAGATTTTTGGTGGGTAGGTATGAATGATGGAAATGATCCTGCTTATTCAATAGCTTATGGTAGTGCTTTAAGTAATGCTAATACAAAACTTATAGTATTAGATTCAGGCAATGTTGGTATTGGAACTACCTTTCCTGGTCATAAATTGCATGTCGTAGGTGATATAAGAGCAACAGGTGATATAATTGCAAACAGATTGGTCGTTAGTTCTTCAGTCAGTCATATAACTGCATCCTTTAGTAGCGGTTCAACCATATTCGGTGATACTTCAGATGATACTCATCGATTCACAGGTTCATTAAATGTTGATGGAAATATACAAAGCACTTCAGGTGATAATTTAAGTATCGGTACATCTTGGTCACCCGCTGGAACTTATGGAGTAGGCCGCTTTCATGGAGCACATAACGGTGGTGGTACTCGTGTTATGTTCAGTAATGCTAATAGTAGTGTTAGATATGGTATAGTAATGCACGGTTCAGATACAGGAACTGCCGATAAGTTAGGTATTGGTTTGTTACTGAATGAGAATGCTACTTATGCAAATGCATCTCCAGCAATGACGATAGATTCTAGTAAAAATATCGGAATGGGAACTCAAAGTCCTTCAAATAAACTTCATGTTTATGCAAATGTATCAAGTGAATATACTGCTCTTATAGAAAACGACCAGGCAACAAGTGGTCATGGATTACAAGTTCATAGTGATGGTAATGGGACTGGAACAATACTATTTGATGTAGATGCAGCTGGTTCAAGTAGATTTAGAGTCAGAGGTGATGGTAGCGTATTGGTTGGATTTACAACATCTCAAGCTGAAAAGTTAGCTGTCAATGGTGATTTCAGGGCAACTGGAAACATAAGTGGGTCAGCAACCACGACTGGTTCATTTGGTGCATTATCTGTTCCTGGACAGGCCACCATAGGTAGTGTGGTAGAAGCATCTTCTATTATGTATAAAGAAAATGTTAAACAGATAGAAAGTCCATTAGAAAAGATTACAAAACTTCGTGGTGTAGAATTTGATTATAAAAAAACTAATGAACATAGTATAGGTATGATTGCAGAAGAAGTAAATGAAATATTTCCTGAACTGGTTGCAAAAAATGAAGATGGGGATGTGACTGCAATGTCTTACACAAGAATGACTGCGGTGCTATTAGAAGCGGTAAAAGAATTGTCTGCAGAAGTTAAAGAACTTAGGAAACTTAATAATTATAGTAAATCAGGAGATAAAAAATAATGTCTATGTTTATATCAAGTTCTAAAGCAGCCACAGGTTCATTTGGTCATGTACTACAAAATGGTAAAGGTTTATTACCACAATTTACGACAGGTAGTTCTATATTCATTGGTGAAAATGCTGGTGCTTCTGATGATGGTTCTAATAATAGAAATATCGGAATTGGTAAAAATGCTTTAGATGCCGCTACTACAGGACAATTGAACATCGCTATCGGCGATGATGCTCTAACCGATGTTACAACAGGCAATTATAATGTAGCAATCGGATTTGAATCACAAAAAGATACTACAGGTGGACAGAATGTATCTATTGGATATAACTCACTAGAATTTAACACGTCAGGAAACAACAATACGGCTATCGGTTACGCCGCTGCGGGTGGATTTACTTATTCTGGAGTTAGTAACATCGCTATAGGATATACAGCTCTTGGTGGAGCTAGTGTGTCAGGTGATTATAATATCGCTATTGGACATGCTGTAATGGGAAGCATCACAACCGCAGACGACAATTTAGCAATTGGGGATTTTGCTCTTACTAGTATCCAAACTTCTACTAGAAATATTGCCATAGGTTCTGAAGCCCTAAGATATATTAAAGATGTTGGCGGAACACATGGATTTAATAATACTGCTTTAGGTTGGAATGCAGGAAAAAGATATGGAGATAATGCAGGAAACTTAGTAAGTGCAAGTTTTAGTGTATACATTGGACACACAACTTATCCACTTGAAGATAATTCTCAAAACGAAATATTAATAGGTAGTCAAGTAAGAGGTAAAGGTTCGAATACGGCCACAATAGGTGATGGTAATATTACAGACATTTATTTGAGTCAAGACCAAGGTGCAACTGTTCATACAGGTAATGTAAGTGGTTCAGCAACCTCAACTGGTTCGTTTGGTTCTGCACATATTGCACATAAAGTCGGTATCGGCACTACGGGTCCTGGTACTGTACTTCCAAGTGGTTGGTCAGGAAATAGACTTTTAGAAATAAGAGCTTCATCAAGTGGTGGAGATGCGGGTTTATTTTTAAGAAGATTTGAAGGTGATGGTACTTATGGAATGGATTTTTGGACTGACACAAACTCTGCAGATAACTATATTGACAGCAGAGGCGGGATAAGTGCTTCTGAATTATTTATCAGAGTTGCAACTCATACAACTCCTATAAACGCAGCAAGATTTGATTATTTAGGAAATGTTGAATTTCCAAGTGCAACAACAATAAGTGGTTCAGCATCCTCAACTGGTTCGTTTGGTAATCTAAGAGTGTTGAACAATAGTAGTGCTTGGTCAAGTGCGGATGATTTCATAATTGGTAACACATCCAAAGCCGTTACCGGTATGACTTTACAAAGCACGACATCAGGTGAGACCAATATAGCATTTGCTGATGGTATAGAGGGTAATGCAGGTAGATTTGCTGGATACATAAGATATGACCACAATGCAACAAAGATGATTTTTTCTACGGAAGGTAGTCAAAGAGTTTTTATAGATGGCTCAGGCAATGTCGGCATCGGAGATTCAACCCCAAGCCATAAGTTAGAAATAAATGATGCAAATTCTAATTCAACTTGGGAAAGTGTTAAGATAACTAATTCTAATTCTGTTGGTGCTGGATTAACATTAGCTGGTGGTGTTAAGAATTGGTCAATTATATCAAATGGTTCTGGTGGTGGTGCTGGTGGTGGTAATTTAGGATTTCACAACACAACAGACGGTGGATATAAATTTATAATAGATAGTGATGCGGCTACTGAATTATTAACTTTAGATGGTAATATAATAAGTGGTTCAGCAACCTCAACTGGTTCATTTGGTGATGGTAGATTTATAGGAAAGGTCGCCATCTTTGGGTCTGGAAGCAAAACTCCTGATACGCCATTACATATTAGAGGAGATTTCGATGGCTCAGGCGGATTACCTAATACAAATCCAGATAAAGGATTAAATATATCGAAGTTTACAGGCCTTCAAAGTGATTACGGAAAAAGTGATAAATTTGGAATAACATTTACGGCTGCGTCTAATGGAACTACCGATTATGCGTTAGCCGGTATTTATGGACAAGTCACCAATGTATCTAGTTATGTTGGTGGTAGTATAATATTTGCAACCAGATTAGAAACTGAGAGTGCTCTTACCGCAAAAATGGCGATATCGAGTTCAGGAGATGTAGGCATCGGGACCACAAGTCCTATTAGAAAACTACAAGTAAATGCTAGTTCCTATACAGAAGCTGGTGGAGCTGATGCAAATATACATTTAAGTGTTGCCAACAGTACCTGGTCAGGTATTGGACTTTTCGGTGGTAGTTCTCAAGGTGGTTTTATAGATTTTGGTGATACGGATGCTACTCACAGAGGAAGAATTTTATACAGTCATGCAAGTGATTATATGGCATTTAATACTTCTGCAACAGAGAAGGTGCGAATTACTAGTGGAGGCAATGTCGGCATCGGAGAAACAACACCTACTGAATTATTACATTTAAAGAAAACAGGTAATGATTTTGCAACAATAATCGTAGAGAGTACTGCAAATGATACTGGTGCTGGTTCTAGCATACAAATCACAAGTAACGATGGTGCGGTATTTTTACAAAATAACTCTACTGCAAGAACTGTAACGAGATATGGAATTGCAGTAGGTGGTTTTTTTGAAATACTTGCTCAAAACAGTACAAATGGAATGATGATTGGTAATGGAACTACAAATAAACCAATTATTTTCGGTTTGAATAATAAAGAACAGTTAATAATATCTAATAATTCAATAAGTGGCTCATCAACCTCAACTGGTTCATTTGGTGAATTACATATTGCAGATAAAGTAGGCATCGGGACCACAAATCCAGCACATTCACTTCATGTTGTGGATTCGAATAACACCGCGGATGGTTCAATCCGTTTAGCTAGTCATGCTTCTTTTTATACAACAATAAGACAGAGAGCCTCATCTACCGGAAAATTTGAAATAGACCATAATGGTGGTAGTAGTACTGCAAAAGGTATGGTATTCAATATAAATGGTACAACTTCAATGGGTATATTACATGATAGGGATGTATATGTAAACACTAAACTCGGCATCGGTAATTCAGATCCATCAGAAGTATTGGATGTGACTGGTAATATTCAAGCAAGTGGAAATATAAGTGGTTCAGCAACCTCAACTGGTTCGTTTGGTTCAGTTTTAGCTGCTGGTACTGGAAGAAATAATTTTATAGGTCGAGTAGGTATTGGTACTACAGACATAGGTCAAGAGCTACTTGTGCGAGGTGCAAACAATAGTGCAGGTGACACTTTTACTGCAGTCGGTGCTGGAAATGTACCAAACATAACAATTCAAAATGCTGGAACTTCCGATGATACAAATTCTGCATTGTTTTTCAAAGATAATGATTCCCATGTTGCTGGGGTGATTTGTAGATACTTAGACCATTCCCCAAATTCAGCTGAATTAAGGTTTGCGGTTACAAATAACGGAACATCAAGGGAAAGGGTGGTGATTTCCTCATCGGGTAGTTTGGGTGTTGGGATGCCTACATTTCCTGCTACTCATGGTATTGGAAGTATTTATTTTTCAGGAACACAATTAAGTGGTTCATCATCTTCAACCGGTTCGTTTGGTAATGTTCACGTTGGAAAGGGTGGTTCTTCTGCACAATTTGCAAATAGTAAATTTTCTGTAGTGGATAACAATAGTACGGAATACGCTCCGATGGGTGGTTCTTCGAATACTGCAAACGCTATGGTTCAGTTTACTAATCAAAATACTTCTGCTACTGCTCCACATTCCCTAATACATTTCAGATTAGATAAGAGTGGTGGTGATGGTTACATGGGATTTATGACATCCACCTCAACAGGTAATATAGAACACTTTGTTGTTGGAAATCAGGTGGATGGAGAAATCATTAGAGGGGCAAGTGGAGGCAACGTTGGTATTGGAGATTCGAATCCATCGGGTAAACTTGTTGTTTCTGGTTCAGGTACTATAAATCTACATATAGATAATAGTGGAACAGGTGATACTGGTTTATTAGGAAAACGTAATGCAACCTCTATATTTGGAATGTTCGATGATGCTAGTGATAGTAAACTAAGAATAGTAAATTATCAAGCAGAACCGATTGAGTTTAGTGTGGATAGAGGCGGTAGTGAAACCATTGTGATGACAATGCTGAATTCAGGCAATGTCGGCATCGGGACCACGAGTCCTGATACAAATTTACATATAGCATCATCTACATCAGATGAACCAGTAGTAACAATAGAAAACACAAATAGTGATGCTACAGGTGGAACATTAAAATTTGAAAAATCTACAACTGATGAAGCAAACGATGATGTCATAGGTACAATAAACTTTACAGGCAGAAACTCTGCTAACAATGCTAATCAGATTGCAAACATAATAACCAAAGTAGTAGATACAACAAATGGTTCTGTTGATGGTTCTATGTTGTTTCAAGTGATAGGAAATGGTAGCTTTACAAATAATTTGTATTTAGAATCAGGTAAGGTCGGCATAGGAACTACAAGTCCAAGTGTAGCTTTAGAAGTTCGTGATGCAACTGCAAATAATGGTCATATCGGTGGAAAAATTAATGTAGCTGGTGATTGGAATGAGTCAAATATAGCTTACGGAGGAAATAGGTCACCAGGTGTAACTATTCAATCATTAGATTCTACTGCCGGAACATTTGGAACATTAAGTTTTATGAATGCAAATGGATATACTGGTGCTACTATTATTGCCAAGCATGTACTACATGGTGCAGGTACTGGTAATATGGATACACAATTACACTTTGGTACAAGAGGTATTGATAATGTAAATAGTGGTGCTCATAATGTTTCTGCTATGATGATTGATGAAGATGGCAATGTCGGCATCGGTGATAGTAATCCCGCTCAAAATTTAGTAGTAAGTGGTAGTAGTAAAGGATTGCTATCAGTTGGATTAGTTGGTGGTGGTTCAAGAGTTACTATTGGTGATACCACTACGGATAGTGCACTATATATGAGAAGAAGTAGTAACGGTGCAGCAAATGTTCAAGTTTTACAATTAGGTAGTTCTCTCTATGTGGGTGCTACGAGTAACGTTATAAATACTGTAATTCAATCAAACACTTCAGTATTAACAGTCGGTTCAAGTAAAGTAACTTCGAATGTTGCTGTCGAACCTACAGCAGATGCTTCATACAACTTAGGTGCTGCAGATAAAAGATGGGCAAATATATTTTCTGCTGATTTACAACTATCTAATGAAGGAACTGAAGGAAACGAAGTCGATGGAACTACAGGTTCTTGGACAATACAGGAAGGTGAGGATGACTTATATTTATTGAATAGGAAGAATGGTAAAAAGTACAAGTTTAAACTTGAGGAGATAACCTAATGGCAATAACCACCAAAAAATTAATAGCTGAAGAATACGTTGTATCCTCTTCGGTAACCTTAATGACACAATCACTTTCGAGTGGTTCGACTGTATTTGGTGACTCAATGGATGATACTCATAAAATGACCGGTTCTCTATTTGTTAGTGGTGGAATATCAACAGATGGTAGTGCTGGTGGAACTGCAACATTCAAAGGAAGTTCTACTCAATCTACATTGAATCTCCAAACTTCTGTAAGTAATTTTGTCGTAGGGATGTCAAACTCATCTGGTAGACTTGATTTAAGACCTGGTGGAACAACAGCACTTACGGTAATTAATTCAGGTAATATCGGCATCGGCAGCACAAGTCCTGGACAAAAACTTACCATAAAAGGCGGTAACATAGAGATTACTGGTAGCGGTGGTACAGGTATTTTCTTCACAGGAACCGCAGATGGTTCAAATAAAAATGCTTTATACTTTAGAACACAAGGAGGAACTGAAAAATTTAGAATAATACACGATGCCTCTGCAGACGGAACTAATGATTTACAAATCAAAGCAAATGCAAGTAGTGTTATGGTAATGAATATGTTACAAGATGGCAAGGTCGGCATTGGAGGATCACCAACAGCAGGACTTCATGTTTTTCACCAAACATTAAGAATTGCTGCTGATACTCCAGAATTAGTTTTACAGGACACAAGTGCTTTTTCTGCTGGAACTGGTCCATCAATCTATTTTCAAGGATTACAAACAGGAGAATCAATACAAACATTTGCTGAAATTCAAGGAGTATCAACAAGTACTGCCAATCAGGGTGAATTAATATTTAAAACAAGAAAGGATGGTTCACAAAATGAAGCAATGAGAATAGATCAAGATAGAAATGTCGGCATCGGGACCACAAATCCACAGAAAAAATTAGAAGTAATTGTGCCAGAGAATAATTTTGTATCATTTGCCGTTCAACATAGTCCTGGTAGTCATGCTGGTATTCATTTTGGATATAGAGAAAATAATAACCTTTATAGACACTCACAATTAAGATTTCAAAGAACCGATAGATTTGCAAATAATGCTATGGGTAGAATAATGTTGATTAATAAAACTGCAACAGATTCAAGTAATCCAGGTGAAAGTGATGCACATCTAACCATAGATGAATTAGGATTTGTAGGTATTGGTAGAAATGTTGGTGGTCATTATAGTACTGGTCCTCGAATTCAAGCACTGCTTCATGTAAGTGCAAGTAGTGTTGTTGGTTCTGCAACTGCGTCACTTCATGTCGAAGGAAGTGGTTCACTCGTAGTTTCTGTTGATGGAACACAAGGAAGACTATTCTCAATATCAGACGAACTATCAGGTAGTTTATTTAGTGCAAACACAATATCTGGTTTGCCTGTAATAGAAGCTTTCTCAGATAATAAGGTAACATTAGGACCATATAGTAATCCTGTAACAGTTACATCTACAGGTAATGTTGGTATTGGAACTGCGGTGCCTACAGGCCAAAATTCAAATGGACCGGTTTTACACTTGTTCGGAAAAAATGCCAGCGGTACTTTGAACGAACCACAAATAGTATTTCAACAGACTGGTGAACCAGCGATGTCAATTGGTGTTAATGCAAATTTAGATAGTGGTGCTGCTATGTTGTTTCAAACGAATAACACTAGCATCAGAATGGTTATTAGAGAGGATGGTACGGTAGGAATTGGTACCGCATTTCCCACAGGTGATTTTGTAGTTCAAACCACAGCCGCAAGTGTAGATATACCTAATATGGCAAATGGACAGTTAGCTGTTGCAGCTGGTAGTTCTACAATATATGCTGGTATTTTTGGAAAACAAACCAGTAATCAGATTGGATTACAACTTATGGCTGCGACACCAGATACAAATTCCTCTACATACGGTGATATGAATTTCAACATAAGAGAGAATGATGATTCTGAATTTGCAACAACTTCGGGTAAACCTGGTTTTGTATTTTCAAGATATGGAACTCATTTGATGGCAATTAATAGAACCGGTAATGTTGGCATAGGAACTACAAATGCTGATGAAGCATTATTACATATGTATAAGGCTGGGGAATCAGCTAATGTTAATTACATACAAATGGAAATGGGTGGTGGTTGGAGTTCTCATCCAAATTATCTTAAAAACATAACTTGGTCGGATGGTAATGCTGGTAATAAAATAGCTGCGATTGGTGCCGAGTTCGATGGTTCAAGGGGTAACCTTAGATTTCACAGTTTCTATAATGGTGGATATAATTCTAATGTATTATTTACAATGCGAGGAAATGGTAATTTTGGTATAGGCTCTCATGTTCCATCAGCAAAATTAGAAATCATAGGTGGTGGTATAACCATATCTGGTTCTAACGATACTTCTCCTATTCAAGCATTATTGATAAAAACAAGTGCCGCTTCATCCCAAGGATATTTAGCCGTTGAGGGTAATACTGCAGGAACATTTATAACAGGAACTTTAGCTAGAGCCACAGTTCTAGCATCATCTGCTAATAATACTGCATTGCAGTTAGGTTCTTCAGGTACGGTTAAAATGACCATTGATGGTGATGGTCATGTATCCATAGGAACAACAGCTACAAATTACAGTTCTAACACAAAAACCTTGGCAATATTCGGTGGTCAGTCAGATAATTCAAGAGCCGCTATTGATATACTCGGTTCAGAGGTAAATGCCGATGATGCTTTAGGTTCTGTAAATTTTTGGAATGTAGGAGCTGGTAATAACAAAATCGGTGCTTTAGTAGTTTCAAGAGATGGTGCTGATAATAGTGGAAAAATGTTATTTCAAACTGCAAATGCTGGCTCTAATTCAACTAAAGTTGCTATAAAAGCAGATGGCAATGTCGGCATCGGCGAAACAAGTCCTGATGAACTACTACACATAAAATCATCTACAGCATCAGAGCCAGTTATAAAGTTAGAAAATGCTGGTGATGTTACAAATGGTGCCCAACTTCATTTTGTAATGTCTACAACTGGTGAAGGTGATAACGATATACCAGGCACCATAAGATTCAAAGGGATGAATAGTGCTAACACAGAAACAGAGTTTTCTACGATATACACAAGAAACATAGATGTAACGGATGGTACTGAAGATAGTGAGATGCATTTTAGAACGATGAATGCTGGTACTTTAGATTCCCATATGATGATTAAATCAGGTAATGTCGGCATCGGCACCACAACTCCTCCAGTTAAACTTCAAATAAATGATTCTGGAACTGCACCAACAGCTGCTGGTTCAGGTGATTATGGAACAGGCTTTAATGTAGCCAGAAGTGATGGTTTGATGGGTATGACGATGGGATATCAAGCTTCCCCTCAAGCATTTTACATACAAGGTAGAAATTTTACTAATACAGATAAGACAAACTTACTTATCAATCCTTTAGGGGCAAATGTCGGCATCGGAAATGATGATCCTCAACACGCACTTGATGTTTATGGAACGGATGATGTCACTATGAGAATTCACAGACCTAGTTCAGGACTTGGTTCTAATGATAGTTGTGGTATTGGTTTTTCCCATAGAAGTGATACAAATATCTCAACCTCAGATGTAAGAGCTGGTATTTTTAGTATATACAATGGTGAAATGTTTCTTGCAACAGAATCAGGTGGAAATCTAAACAGTAATCCTATCGACCACGCAAGACTATATATAGATGGTGCAGGTCTTGTCGGCATCGGGACCACAAATCCTCAATTCAAACTTCATATATCTGGTTCTACTGATTTATTATGGTTACAAGGAAGTGGTGCACCTCAACTTAGGATGACAGATAATAGTGCGACTTCGGATGGTGATACATTTGCCTTAATAGACTTCGCAGGAATGGATCATGCAGGAGGTTCTCTCGTACTTAATCGTATATCAAATGTGATTGTTGATAATACTCAAGGTACAACAGATAGTAGGTTAACATTACAAAATAGAGTCAACGGAACACTAACAGAGGTTTTATCAGTAGCCTCAGGCAAGGTCGGCATCGGAACAACTGGTCCTACACAAATGCTTCATGTACATGCTGGGGATATATTAATGACAGGAGGTCCATCAGATTTAAACCCAATAGCTGCTGTAAGATGGACATATAGTACTGAATCTGGTTTCGGTACATCTGGAAAAATAGATGTTATAAGAAACGACGCCGATCAAGGTAAGGGTGGAGATATGAGGTTCTTTACCCAAGCAGACAATACTTCTGATGGTGGAACTGAGAGATTTAGAATAGATAATACTGGTAATTTAATCATAAGAGCCAATGATAAACATTTATTCGGACTGACAACTGGTAATGCCACAATACAGTTAATCGGTGTTAGAGGTGATAATTATGTTGAGATAGGTCATAGTGGTTATGGTGTAGTAACTGGTACTGGTAATTGGGCACTAGATGGCGCTGACAATATGACTGTTAATGCAAACGCATATTTTGGTGAATATCTATATCATAGTGGAGATACCGACACATATATACAATTTTTACCTGATAGATTATTATTATTTGCAGGTGGTGATGAAGTCCTTGATTACGAAGAGGGATCCAATAGTATATTACAGATAGCAAATGGTGGAGAAGCTGATATCAATATCGGTGGTGGTAATATGTTCATCGGTGGTTCACAAGGTAGTTACGATGCTAGAGTCGGCATCGGAACTACCAATCCTGGCCCTATGTTACAGGTTCAAGGAGCTGCCAACGCAAGTGGAACAAACTTAAAACATCATATAACTGTAACCGATGATGTAACTTCATGGAATGGTTATCCTGCGTCCGGTATAGCCTTTGCTGGTAATTACAACAGCACACCAAGTCAAATAGAGTTTGGTGGAATTATGGGCAAAAAGCAGAACACTACCCATGGCGATTTACGAGGTCAATTGCAATTTACGACCAATACAAATTCCAATGTACAAACCATAGCAATGACAATTGATTCGTCCCAAAATGTCGGCATCGGAGAATCAAGTCCAGGTGCAAAACTTCATGTATCAACCGCAGATTCTGGTATAACTCCAAATGCGGTTGCGGATGATTTATTTGTAGAAAACAATACACATGGTGGTATAACGATTGGAACACCAAATAGTGTAAAAGGTTATTTATTTTTTGCAGATCCTGAAGATAATGCGGGTGCTGGTATAACTTACAATCATGCTACAAATAATATGGCAATAGCCGCTGGTGGTACTACTAGAATGGTGATTTCTGGTTCAGGTAGAGTCGGAATTGGTACAGATGCTCCTACCGAAGCCCTTACAATTCGTGGAAACAGTACTGGTACTAATGGATTTGCATATCCTGCAATTGCTGGTTATACTCTTAATACAAAACTATGGTGTTTGGAACAACATTTTGGATATGAAGGTAGAATGGCATTATATGATACGGGTAATTTAAAAGTATTATTTAGAGCATCAGGTTCTTCATATATTAATACTGGTAGTACATTGAAATTTGGTATAGGAAATTCCAATCCTACATATAAATTAGATGTTACTGGAGATTTACTCGTAACTAAAACCTCTGGTAATTTAGCTAGATTTACAGGTGCTGGGGCTTCTTCATTTTACATATCTGCAACAGCTCAAATAACACATACCTCAACAACTGGAAATACTGCTTTTGCAATCAACCAAGCAGGTTCTGGTGATGCATTTTCCGTAGATAGTAGTGCATTGATTGTTAAAGCGGATGGCAAGGTCGGCATCGGAGAAACAAGTCCCTCAGAAAAACTAGAGGTCGCTGGTGGTATAGCATTTTCAGGTACAGCCACAATGACAGAGGGAACTGATTTAGGTAAGGCCACTATAGATACCGATGGTACTGATAGGATGCGTTTTCACATGAATGGTGCTAATAACGGAGTTTTCGGTGGATATGAATTCAGACAATCAAAAGGTGACCATACCGATGAAAGATTAGTGATGCTTATCGATGAGACAGGTAAGGTTGGTATTGGAATATCAGCCGCAGATGGTAGATTGCATGTATCCGATGGATTAGCTGGAGTTGTAACTGCTAACGCAGATGCAGATGAGTTAGTAATAGAGAATGACGGTAATGCTGGTATTTCTATATTAACTCCAGCCAGTTCTAATGGTGCTATATACTTTGGTGATCCACAAGATAATAATATAGGTATGATTGATTATGACCACGCACTTAATAAACTTTCTTTTACAGCTGCAGCTACTACAACACCTGTATTTTCATTAACAGCTTACGTCGCAGAGTTTGGTTCTAGTATAACAACGATAAGTGGTTCACAACATTCAACTGCTTCATTTGGAATGTTGAGAGTGATGGATATTAAAAGTCAAACTTATGGTAACACATCACCATCAGAAATGATTTCCACACTAAATGTGTATGCAGATAAAGGTGCGGGGCCTGACCAGGTGGTAGGACATTTTTTAAACGATGAGGCTGCTGTAAATGATGGTGATTCTATTTTAAGATTAGAATATTCTGATGACTCAAGTATTTCATCGAATCAAGATTTTATTACTTTCTACAACCAAGCACAAGAGGTAGGTAGTATTAATGACCAAGTTGCTTATTCAACTTTTACCGGTATGCACGTATCACAAAGACCATCCGGATCCGATTTTTCCAATTGGAAGCCTGGTATGGTTGTGAAATCAACCGGTAAATTAATTCATACAAGTTCGATATCAAATGCGTGGCCAGAAGTTGAACTTACATCCACACAGAAAGATAAAGCTTGTGTTGGTGTATTCTCATATACAAGTTCTATGAAAAAAGTTAAAGGTCTCGATTCTACCTTACCACGTATTTACTATAATGCAATAGGAGAAGGTTTAGTAAGAGTAACTGATACAGGTGGAAATATTGAGGTAGGTGATTACATATGTTCATCTACGAGAGCTGGACATGGTGAAAAACAGGATGACGATTTAATGCATAATTATACAGTTGCAAAAGCAACTCAACCTTACAACTTTGCATCAGCTAGTAATGATAGTGAATTGGGATATAAATCTGTACTGATTGGATGTACATATCATTGTGGTTAGGTTACAGTTATGGCTTTACAATACAATCCAAAAATAGTAACAAAAGGTTTGGTTATGAACTTAGATACTGCCGATAAAAACAGTTATCCTGGTTCGGGTACGACTTGGACAGATTTATGTGGTAATGGTTTTAATGCAACATTAGGTAGTAGTGTAAGTTTTCAGACAGTTCATGGTGGAGTTCTTAGAACGTTAAATTCAGAAACTAATACTAATCAAAAAATAGAATCTGTTAGTTCTATAAATATTGCAGCATGGAATAAATTTACTTACGAAATATGGTTTAAAAATAATGGTTCACAAGGAGGTGATTGTAGTGCGTTTGGTTTTGACAATGGAAGTATTACCGGTTACGGTGCTCGATATCAAGGTTCAAGTGTACAAACTTGGATAAATGGAACTTTAGATTTTGGATTGAGTTTTACTGCAAGCACAGAAATTCAACAAATAGTAATAACCGGAGATGGACAAACATTTAAGTTGTATAAAAATTCTCTTTTAGCAACAACTCAAACTGCAGATGTAACAAATGCAGGGCCGGATATAACAAGATTCCATATGAATTCAGATACAAGAACTTCTTCCAACAACGGATACAATGGTGACTATGCAATATGCAGAATGTATAATGAAGTACTAACACCAACTGAAATAAAACAAAATTACGATGTAAATCGTCCAAGATTTGGAGATTAATTATGGCAGTTTCTTCAGGTATTAAAATATCAAATAGTGGTTTAGTTTTCTTAGTAGATGCAGCCGACAAAAACAGTTATGCCGGTAGTGGAACAACTTGGACAGACTTAACTGGTAATGGGTATAACTTTACAACATCAGACTCTCCGTCTTTTACAACAGATTCAGCTGGAAGGCCTTGTTGGGATTTTACAAGTGGTCAAGGTCACTATTTTGATAGCGTGATAAACTCACCATTTACAGGAAATTCATTTGCTATAACTGTTCAGGCAGTTGTTAATCAAAATAGTAATGGTAATTATCTTTCTGTATTGTCACAGCATGAAAATGATACTAATGATTCTATGTGTTTTTTATCTTTGAATGGAAAGTACGGAACAGACCATTGGAATCCTGGTGGATTCAGAATGCAAGCGGCTGCTGCAAATGACGAGATACAGATAGTCACTTGGGCATTAAGTGCGTGGTCACAGCATACCAGTAATAATGAAGATATTTATTTAAACGGAACTACCCAAACAACTGAAGCATATAGTGCGGACACTGTTGGTTCTCTCGTAGCAGATGTTTTTAGAATAGGAAACTGGCAGTTAAATAGAACAGATATGGATTGGGACGGACAGATTTATTCAGTTTGTTGTTATGATAGAAAATTATCACAAAGAGAAGTAATAGACAATGCTAATTCATTTGCATCGAGATTCGCACTATAAAAAAACATTTTTTTTTGTATTTGAGATATTTATTTAATAGTTATTAATAACCAAATAGGAGTTACAAATGTCAGAAATTAAATTTTCAGAGGAAGAGTTAAAGTCTCTTCAGGATTTAAGTCAAAAATATCAAGCAATTCAAGCAGGATTCGGACAAGCTAAAGTTCAGAAGATGGTTTTAGAACAACAGATGGATAATTTAGAAGAAGCAGAATCCAAGTTAGAATCTGATTGGGTTGAAAATCAAGAAACTGAAAGGTCTTTAGTTGCAGAACTTACTGAGAAGTATGGTCCTGGTACATTGAATCCTGAAACAGGAGTTTTCGTACCTACACCACAACCTGAAGCTGAAGCTCAACCAGAAGTTGTAGAAGAATCATAAGAAAAATAAAATAAATTTCTAGCGAAATTGTATTTGAGAAAATTGAATTATATTTATATATAATCTAATTTCTAAATTTAAGGAGAAAACACATGGCAGAGAGAATAGTCAGCCCAGGTGTATTTACTCGTGAAAGGGATTTATCTTTCTTACCAACTGGTGTAGCTAATATTGATGCTGCAATTGTAGGGCCAACCTTAAAAGGGCCTTCCTTTGTACCAACACAAATTACATCTATGACAGAGTTTGAAAATATATTCGGAGGCTTTTCGAGTGATATCTACACACCATATACCGTCAATGAATACCTACGTTCAGCCGGTTCAGTTAAAGTAGTAAAAGTAGGATATTTAGGTGGTTACAAAGTTGCAGGTTTTAATTTAGTTGTATCAGGTACGCTCGGTAATAAATTTACTGTTGCTACATTTTTACCAGCTATTAATAACGTTGAAGGTTCAATAAGTGGTTCGATAACAAACACCGGAAATGGAGAAGGTCCTGCTTCTGCAAGTGCATTCAATCTAACTATTAATGGTGCAAATGCTACTGCAAGTCTTACCGATTTAACAATTTTAGAATCAGGTACTGGTGAGTCTGGTAACTTCTTTGCGTCTAAAATACCAGTTATAGCAACCGGTAAAAAAATAGGTACAACCGATGCACCAGCTTACATTTACAAACATTTTAGAAGTTCAGTTAGTGAATCTCGTGCAGGAAATTTAATTGGAAATCAAGCATCAATGAGTATAGAAAATTTTGTTGTTGCAAGTGGATATGATTTTCAATCCGGTACAGAAACAATTACTGAAAATAACAACAGTATTGATATTGCTATATCTGGTAATAGTGATGCATCTTCTGCAAGAACACCCTATATTCAAGATCAAAACGGTACTAATCTATTCAAAATTTATATGAGAGCCGATGGTACACATACAAATGAATATTTTGCAGTAATTAGAGATGTTAAAAAACCAACTAACTCTAATTCAAGTCCAGAATTCGCTCAGTTTGGATTAGCCCTTTACGATTTAAAATCAAATCTAATGGAAAGCTTTTCAAACCTAAATTTAGATCCTGAATCTGCAAACTTTATTGCTAAAGTCATTGGTGACCAGTTTCAAAGAGTAGACAATGAGGGTAATATCACTATGTATGGTAACTATCCTAATCTTGCAAGACACATCAGAATTGGTGATTATGATGAAGAGGCGTTCAAATCTAGCAAAACATCTCAACCTATGGGATTTGCAGCTATTCTTGATCCAGTAAAGTCAACTGCGGCAGTTCCTTCCGCTTCCTTTTCATTAAAACAGGTAGATTTCAAACAGGATGTGAATCAGTATATAGAAGAAGCTCCTTATGGGTATAGGATAGATGAAAGATTTCATTTAGAGTCTTCACTTGATACTAATAAAGCATTTCTTGCACCGATTCCTAAATCAGAAACAAATGGAAACAATATTGCTTTTAGTCTATTGAATATGAAGGGATTTGGAAGTGTTACTACATCTCCATCTCTCGCAACATTACAATCTGAGAACTCTAATTTTGCTGGTGCAACCGTAAATCTTAGTATATCATCATCTGTCAAACAGATGAAGTTTGCAGTTCCATTTCAACATGGGTTCGATGGTATAGATCCTGCAAGACCTCTAAATAGTGGTAATGCAATAACGTCTACAAATTCGATGGGATTCGATTGTTCAACTACCACTGCTAGTGGTTCGGTTGCCTACAAAAGAGCACTAAATGCTGTTGGTAACCCAGATGAGATAGATATCAATATGTTGGTTACACCTGGTATGATACATAGTTTACACTCACCAGTAACTAATCATGCTATCAATAAAGTTGAATCTAGAGCTGATGCTTTCTATGTGATGGATGGTTCAGGATATAGTGCGAATGTAAATGCCGCAGTAAATGATGTGGCAACATTGGATACCAATTATGTCGCTAGTTACTATCCTTGGGTTAAGATAGATGATCCAGGTAGGGCTGGTAATATGGTTTGGGTTCCGCCTTCAGTTGTGATTCCTGGTGTGATAGCATTTACTGATAGAGTAGCACACGAATGGTTCGCACCTGCTGGTTTAAATAGAGGTGGATTGTCTAGTGTAAGAATGGCTAAGAAGAAGTTAACTCATACTGATAGAGATACTCTTTATGATGGTAGAGTTAATCCAATCGCAACATTTCCAGGACAGGGTGTTGTGGTATTTGGTCAGAAAACACTACAGGCTAAACCATCTGCTTTAGATAGAATCAATGTAAGAAGATTGTTAATCAGATTGAAGAAGTTCATCGCCTCATCAAGTAGATTCTTAGTATTCGAACAGAATGATTCATCTACAAGATCCAGATTCTTAAATATTGTAAATCCATTTTTGGAATCAGTACAAGCAAATAGTGGTTTGAGTGCATTCAAAGTTGTTATGGATGATTCGAATAATACTCCAGACGTAATTGATAGAAATCAATTAGTAGGACAAATATTCATTCAGCCGACGAGAACTGCAGAGTTTATTGTACTTGACTTTACAGTATTACCTACTGGTGCAGCATTTCCTGAATAATAGGGAGTACTAAAAAATAAAGGGGAGTTTTACTCCCCTTTTTTTTATTCTAAAAAACTATGAAAAAACTAAGAATGAAAATAACATTCATTTGAATGATTTTTCAATTTCCTTATATTTATATATGAGAAATAAATTATTAATAGGAGAACTGAAATGCCAGACTTAATAGATCCTTCAGAAATTATGTTCACTCCTTTTGAACCTAAACTAAAAAATAGGTTCATTATGTACATAGAAGGGATTCCTGCATATATAATTAAAAGTGGAAACAGACCACAAATTCAATTTGAAGAAATAGTTTTAGATCATATCAATGTACAAAGATATGTTAAAGGAAAGGGTGTCTGGCAACCATTAGATATAATGTTATACGACCCAATTGTTCCAAGTGGTGCACAATCTGTTATGGAGTGGGTAAGATTGTCACATGAATCTGTTACGGGTAGAGATGGATATTCAGACTTCTATAAAAAAGATATTACTTTTAATATGTTAGGTCCTGTCGGAGATAAAGTGGAAGAGTGGACACTAAAAGGTGCTTACATTTCAGCAGCTAATTTTGGTACTATTGATTGGTCAGTTAACGAATCAGCAGATATCACTTTAACACTCAGATACGATTACGCAATCCTACAATTCTAAGGAGTTTATATGAGTTTTTTAAGGGAAATGCTTAGCAGTGATGCAAAGATTTCAAGTAAAAGATTTGTCGGTTTTATGGCATTCTTTATGTTAATATGTAGTTGGGGTGCTGATACCTTTTCTGCATTTGAGGTAAAAGATAAGATATTAGAATGTTTTATGTACATTTCAGTCGTTGGATTGGGTGTTACAGCTGCCGAAAAATTTGGTAAAAAATAGTTATAGTTTTTAATTCAATATAGGAGTCAATTATGGCTGAGAATAAGTTTCCCACAGAGGTGGTTAGTCTGCCTTCGAAGGGATTACTATATCCAAAGGAGAGTCCTCTTTCTAGCGGTGAGGTAGAAATAAAGTACATGACAGCAAGAGAGGAAGACATCCTTACTTCTGCAAATCTTATTAAAAAGGGTATAGTTATAGATAAACTTTTAGAATCACTTATAGTGGATAAATCAATAAAAGTAGATGATTTAATGATTGGTGATAAGAATGCAGTGCTGATTGCATCTAGAATTTTAGCTTATGGTAAAGAGTATAAAGTTCAACATTTAGGAAGAGATGTAACAGTAGATTTAACAAAATTAAAAGATAGAAAGATAGACGAGAAGTCCATCAAAGATGGTAACTTTTTCGAAATGGAGTTACCTGCAACAAAAAGAAAAATAGGTTTCAAGTTGTTAACCGCTGGTGATGAAAAAAAGATTGACAAAGAAATTAAAGGTTTAGAAAAAATCGGTGGAGGAGTTTCTTACACATTAACAACAAGATTTAAACATCAAATAACATCCGTAGATGGAAACCCAGATCAAGCTCATATTAGAAACTTCGTAGATAATGAATTTTTATCTATGGATTCTATAGCTTTCAGAGAGTATGCAGAGAAAGTTACACCTGATGTAGATATGAGTTGGGAATATGAAAACGAAGAGGGTGTAAGGAGGAAATTTACGGTCCCAATGACCGTTACGTTTCTTTGGCCTTCCATTAAATTATAAGAAAGAACTACACGAGCAAATATTTCAGATAAGTTTTAACTCACAAGGTATGTTTTCTTTTACAGAGATGTACAGCATGCCTATATATTTACGCACATTTTATTTTCGAAGATTACAAAAACATTATAAAGAACAGGCTGATGAATTAGAGAAAGCACGAAAAGGAAGCTCTAAGCCATCGTTTAAAAAGTAACTTTGTTAATATTTATTATTGAATCCAAATAAAAATAAACACGGAGATAAGTATGAAAATATCTGATGCGGATAAAACCAGTCTTTTATTTAGATTATTTGATAAGTGGAAGAAAAAGACAACAAATAAAGTCGCAAAAAAGCTCCTAAAACAAAATCCTCAATTAGAAAAAGATTTAAAAAAATTAGATGCTGAGTGGGGAAAGGTTCTCAAAAAACTTGACAGTCAACCCGATTTGACAAAAGACTAAGTAAACTATGGCAAAAACAGTAGAAGAACTGACAAGAGAAAAAGAGATTCTCGAAGAACAGGCCTCAGCACAAAGAACTATCTATGAGAATGATAATAGACGTGCAACTGCTCTCAGAGAAGCTTTAGTACTTGAAGAAAAAATTCTTAATCTTGAAGATAAGATTTACAAAAGAAGTACAGATGGTTTAGCCGATCAGATATCTTTACAAAAACAAATTGATTCACTAAATGATAATGTTTTAGGTAGCCTCAACAAACAATTAGGACTTGATACTCATATAATTGCTTTGGAGAAGTTAAAGACTAAGGGAACAGAAGAACAGATAAAGAACGCAACCAAAATGACTGAGACCATCGAAAAAACCTTAGATGGTACTCTGGATTTAGAGGCATTAACTAGACTCTTAGGAGAAGATTTTGGTGAAATGCAGCCAACCTTACAAGAGTTAGTAGAAACAGTAAGAAAGACTCCAGACCTAGCAAAAAAAGCTGCACTTAATAAGAAAACGGTAGATACAGTAGATAAAATAACAGGTGGATTGTATGGTACAGCAAAAGCAATTTATGCCGCTACGGGACCAATGGGAATTCTTTTAGCATTAGCGACGGCGGCTGCAAATTATTTTATCGGTTTCGCAAAACAAACATTGGAAGTGAGAAGAAATTTAGGAGTATCTGTTATCGGTGCTACTCAATTATCTTTTCATATGGAAAAGTCAGCAATTCAGGCAAAGTTACTTGGTGGAGATACTGAAAAAGCAAGAACGTTAGTTAAAGAATTAGCTATGGAGTTTGGTACTGTTGGAGAAGCAACTTCACTCTCCTCAACAAACGTTGCTCAGTTAACCACACATCTTGGTATTGGTGGTTCTGAAGCTGCAAAATTACTAAAAGCATTTTCTGATGTTTCAGGTGAAAGTCTAAATAGTTTGTCAAATCAATTAGAGTTCGAAGCATCTCTTGCAAAATCTGCTGGTATTCCTGTAGCTAAAGTGATGAGTGATGTTGCATCAAGCAGTGCATTGTTCGCACGATACGGTGCTGATGGTGCTAGTCAATTGTTTAGAGCTGCAAGAGCTGCTGCTGATTTGGGTACAAGTTTATCAGTTGTTGAGGGTATAGCAGACAGCATATTAGATTTAGAAACTTCTATAGCTGCTGAACTAGAAGCAGAATTGTTAACAGGAAGAGATATTAACTTGGATAGAGCAAGACAACTTGCACAGGCGAATGATATGGAAGGTTTAATGCAGGAAATTATAAATCAGGCAGGTGGGCCTGCAGCTTTTGCACAATTAGGTAGAATCGAACAAGGTGCATTTGCAGCTGCATTCGGAGTAAGTATTGCACAACTTACACCATTTTTAGGTGGAAATACATCATCCGCACAAACACAAGTAAACACACCAAAGGTAGCTCAGGACCAACTAACTGGTATAAACAATACTAATAGTATATTATCTAAAATAGAAGAAGGTAATGCAGCTAGACATGAAGAAATGATGAATATGAATAGTGAAATGATAAGACACATAAAAAATATACCAATGGCATAGGAATAATTATGGCACTTAAAGATATAGCAACAAACTTAGAGAATTATAAATTCGGTATGAGCGACCCTGAAAAGATTGATACTCAGAAAGCTATTGGTGTAGATTTTTTTGATAATCAAGAAGGTGGTGTCATTAGAGGATTCACAACCAATGTTGTAGCTGGTGAACATCAAACTGAATATATAAAATACTATGAAGGTACTCCTGTAGCACCAAAGACTCATAGTGGTACTTTTTATGCAGATTTGAATCCTATTGCAAGTCGTAGTTCAATTTATAGGGATGAATCTGGTAACTATATCCTGCCAGATACAGGTGTGAATACTAATCCACCTGGTACACAAAGTGGTATATTGAAGTTTACACCACCACAGATTACTTTGAATTTAGAAGATGGTTTTTCCAATGAACCCTTTTCAGTAAGTGCAAGACCAAGTGATAGCCCTACCTTATTGAACAGAATAACTGGTCTTACTTCTAATACACAATATACAGATTTTACAGGATTACCTTGGGATTTCAGAGCACCTAAATATATTATACAAACTGCTACAGATAATCAACCAGGTATTACTTGGACTTTTGAAAATTCACCTAACCAACAATTTACAGAAACTTTAGACGGTACAACTCATAGTGCATTGGTAAATACATTACTTACTTTTGAACCTGAAGGTGATTTATTTGGACAGTTTACAAAAGTACCATCTGGATTAAATGAACAAAATCAATTTGGTGTAGACACATTTAGAAATGTTGCAAACACAGGACCTGATGAGGGTAAGAATTTACATCCTATTATTCTCAGACCAATAACATCAACATTCAGAGAAAACAATGGGTTCACTAATTTGTTTGGTGTACCGGAGGTGAATAATACTTTCACAACAATATCAATAATAGATAAACAGAGACTTCAAAAGGTCTATGATACTGATATTGAACAAGGTGAAATAATTATAGGTAAACAAAGACAGTTACAACGATTCAATACTAACGTAAATACTAGGATATTACAACCATTTTCAATTATTGGAATGACAAAACATTTCAATGAGGTGGAAGACCAGGAAAAAACACCATTTTTCTCCCCTACAAGATTTTCTGATGAGATTAAAGTTGAGAGAACAAGTAGAATACAGGACTATTTCCTTTTAGATACAGGGTTTGGAGGATTTTCTATACAAGATATTGATGAGCCTCAAACCTCTACAACTTATGAAGAAACAATCAATTTAGAACAAAGATTCCCACGTGGAGTTGGACAAAATTCTTTAGGTAGATTATTTAAAAACAAATCGCTAACAGTTAGTTCAATGATAGACGCATACCCTAATAGATACAATAATCCAGAGGGTACTGGTGAAATCAAAAGTTCTGCACCAATTACAATTGATAATGGTATTCCATCGTTTGTTGGCTCTTCTGCTGAATTAGCACAGCGTGATGTAGATAAAGTTACTAATAATGTGGGTGGAAATTTCAATTCGAATACAAACATATCTACTATTGAAAAGTACGCAACCTTGTCTTACGGTAAATTAAGTAAGAATTTTAGTTACTCTGAAACATTAATGAGCCCATCCGAAAAACTTGAATTTGATGGTGATTATAATTCAGGTAAAAATGATAATAATTTGGAAACTTTAGGAAAGAGTGCAGGTGGTGTAGGTGGTGGGGCAGCTGGTATTGCAGCTGGTGCGTCTGCTGGTCTTGCTGTTGGTGGGTTTCAGGGTGCGGTGGTAGGTGCAGTGGCTGGTGGACTTATTGGTGCTGGAGTTGGTAGTGCGGTTGGTGGTGCGATAGGTGAAGCCGGTGATGATACTACAGGTGTAATCTTAGGTAAAAGACGGGCAGATGTGAGTGAAAAAGCACAATTTCTTGGTAATCAAGGAAGTCTACAGAAAGGACTACAACAAAATACAAGTGTATTAGGTGTGATAAAAGGAAATACAAACGGAACAACTGGCCTCTCTGATAGAATAAATATGCTAAGACCACAAGATCCGGATAGGGTGAACGGTGAAGAGATAGATTTACTTGGCGGTGATGCGAAAGATTTTATAAAATTTAGATTCTACGATGTAATAGGACACAAATACATAATAATGAGAGCTATTCTAAGTGGGATAACAGACGCAGTAACAGCAGATTATAGTGAAGAAAAGTATATGGGTAGACCAGATAAACTTTACGTTTACAAAGGTGCTGACAGAGATGTTGGTTTCTCATTTAAGGTTTACCCAAAGACAAAACAAGAGTTTCCTGTCTTGATGGAAAAATTAGACTATGTGATTGGGTTGTGTTATCCTACATTTTCAGAGACAAATAGAATGAAATCGCCGTATATTGAATTAACGATTGGTGATATGTTTGTAGACACTCCTGGTATTTTGAAAAGTGTTAATGTAACGGTTGAAGATAATACCACTTGGGAAATAGATGATGGTTTACAATTTCCAAAACACATAACTGTACAATGTCAGTTTAGATATATTGGTTCTCATAAACAATCAACTACTGCACAACACTACGGTGGTGTTAGACCACATAGAGTGGAGAATCCAACTCAGGAAGAAAATGCAAATAGAATAATTAATCAGTACTTAGGTAATGGGCCTGTAGTGAGTGGTATATTAGATTTTACAGAAGATCCGGAAGACTTTGTTGAAGATAGCTTAGAGTCTTTAGGAAACACAATATCAGGATGGTTCGGTTAATATGAGATACAGAAATACAAAAATATTTAGAGATAACAATGGAAAAAGGTATTATAGACCAACTATAGTACCCAATATACCATTAAGGGATAGTGATTTATTTATTTACCCAAAGGTGGGTGAACGTTTAGATTTATTAGCTCATAAGTTTTATGGTGACTCTAACCTATGGTGGATTATTGCAAAAGCAAATGAACTTACGAATGGAATGATAGGATTAAGTTCAGAAAAGAAAATAAGAATCCCAACTAAAATCCAACCTATATTGGAGAGTCTACAGAGGGGAGTCTAATGTCTGTAAAATTTAATAGGATTATTCATCCTAACATTCAAAAAGAACTATATGTAAGACATAAAGCATTAGAAAATAGAAGAGGTAAGTATGTACCAGATACAGGTGTTCATTTCTCAGATATGGCTACCCGTGCAACTTATGCTATAATGACAACTAACTATGATAATACAAACATAAACAAAGGAATACAAGGTGGAGAGTTCTTTCAAATAGACTCAGAGGTTCGTGTGGGCAATCTCTTCGAAAGCTTGTTTGGATTCAGAAGAGATGGACAGGGTTCTTACAGAAACACCGCGAGTGATGGTATAAAACCTGTGTGTGGTATAAAAAGTGTAACAGTTGAAATGAACGATACAACAGGATTAAGAACTGCAACTGTAGATTGGAATGCACCATCCTTAAATTCACTAAATGAATTCGCAGACTTTTTAGACTTCGGTACTAATGTTGCAGTTCAATTCGGTTGGGTATATGGTAACAGACAATTTCCTCAAACTTTTATACACTACGATGATGGTTTAGGAATAGTTGTGAATGATGAATTATTCAATAGTCCTTACAAAAAAATTGTAGAATCATATGGAAATATGGATGCATTAGGTGGAGTGGTATCAAACTTTTCTTCTAAGTTAAGAGATGATGGTGGTTTTGATTGTCAAACGATTATTATGGGTAAGGGTATTAGCTTTCTGTCGAATATGGATGGTCCAACAGGATTAACTGTTAATGCAAATCAGGCTGCGTTGTCGGATAGTAACAGTCAAAACCTTCTTTCTCGACTCGGAGGAGCTATATTTTCTGATCCGTCACGTGAGTCGCCGAGCGAACCCATAGACAGAGCTTTAAGATTAGTCACCTACAATGACATCTATCATGCCGTCGCAAATTTAGATTTAATAGTTTCAGAACTTTTAGATAAAGGTGCTGGACGAACCGATGATTCGGGTACATCATTGCTTAATATTGGTTCGACTTTAGGTAATTTGGAATCTGTTACAGACGATGTTGATGACTCTTTTGGACCTCTTATAACACCAGAAGAACAAGAAGAAATTGATAATCATGATTTAGGATTGAATTTTAGTGGCACATTTGACTTACTAGAAGACGATAAAAAACTTGTACCAGCATTTGTTGGTAGTGGACAGGATGCCGTTGATGTAAATGGTAATTATCGAATTGAACCAAAAGGTTTTAACTTTTTTGAAGTAAGTAATCTAAGGAGTGTTACAGAAACATACAATATAGTTGGTGGTTATTCAGCGAATCAAAGCTACAGTAATACAACTGACCTTTATGTGAGATGGGGGTGGTTTGAAGATAATATACTTTCTAAATATCTTTCGCTTATTAATAGGGCAGGTAGAGTTTCTCAAACTTTTAGAAGCATCCAACATACTCCTAATGGTCGGGTATCTAACTATGTTTCATATAATTCAAAAATGATACCAACGGATTTTTCAAAGGTGTTTTGGGCATCTTCTAATTGGAGCTCTGATAAAATGTTTGAAGCGACTGCAACTATCGACACCAATTTGAAGGCATCTGTCAATACTTTAGATGAACTAAACAGACTTCTATCAAAATATAGAGAGTTTCAAGATGATCAGAATCCAAAATATGGACGCCTAAGATATTGTTTTATAAATGTAAAAACAATTCAAGAAGCATTTGGATTTGATACTTCAACAATAGATGAAGGAATCAATGGATTTATGAAAACCAGACCAACTTTCAATTCAATAGAAAATTCTATTAATATAATTCTAAGGGCGATATCTGAATCACTTTACGGTATTCCTGATTTGAGAATTTCTTCTGAAGCAGATAACCTTATGATTATTGATAATAATTTAGAAAATTTAGAGTCACCGAAAGCTTTTTCTAATATTGAAGAAGAGGGTTTTGGTATATTTAAATTTCCTAGTTTTGAGGAAGGGAGTATAGTAAAGAATCAACAGATGGAAATTAGCATACCAAAAAAACAGGCCTATGCAAGTTATTTAAATGCTGGTGGTGGTATTTCCACAAAATCAGATGAGATAAAGGAAGGGTATAGAATATATTCAACATTATCGGGTATACAAAAACACACAGATGTACCTTTGCATTATCAAAAACCAAAATTTGGTGTACCTAATGGAAATGAAGGTAAAGGATTTAAAGACACAGAGTCAGATAATTACAACTTTTTTGGTGGATTAATAGAATTAGGTAGATGGAGAAAAATACCTGAACAAAGTTTTGAAACAAAAAATGAAAAAACCGACAAAAAAGAAAAACAAAGTGTAGAAGATTTCTCTGAAAATTTTTCAATTGATTCAGAGACAGGTAAGATGCAATATAGACCAGAAGGTTCAAGAGATTCAGATATAGTTATAGACGAAGTAGATAAAACTGTTTACACTGCAGGTGGTGCATTACCAAATTTTCAAAAAGTGTATAAAAAAATTCCGTTGCCGGAAGGTCCTGCAAGTATGGCCGATATGTTTCTTATGGATGACACACCATCTAATACCTGGTTAGAATCAATAAAAATGAAACCAGCGGCACTTCAAATTATGAAAAGTATCTTATTTGATAATAAGAATAAGAGAACAACCGGTGGTGGTAAATCAAAAAGTTTTCGTTTAAGATTTGTAGATTTAAGTTTAGAGGTAGATGGTATTGGTGGATTAAGACCACTTTCACAATTTAACGTTTCGTATATACAACCAAGGTTCAATACAGAAATATTTACAGAAGATGGCAAAAATTTAGGTGCTCCAATATTTTTTGTCATAAAAAACCTAACACAAAAGATAGATAGTTCGGGATGGACAACATCATTTGGTTCTGTAATGCAACAGAACGCAGAAGCATATAGTTACGGTTTAGATAACGGATTATTTGCAACGAGTAATATGATTGACCCGTTAAGTAGAGAATTTACACAATTTCAACCTGAAACATTTTTAAATAAAATTAAAAAGTTACTAGAACCACTTAGTGTTGCTAAAAACAAATTTGACAACTTCATGTCAGACGCATTAGATTACCAAGAACAATTAGAAACGGCTGGTGATATATCCAGTGATACACCCTACTCTGATGCTTATCAACAATGGAAAACAAAAAGAGATGAGAAAAAACTAGAAAAAGAAATAGATAAAGATGTAAAAGCGATGTTAAAAAGTCTAGATCATGATGTTATTGGAACTGATTTATCTCCAACTATGAACGATGTTGATTGGTTAACAGAAGAAAATAGGCTTGAGGCAGAAAGAAAAAAGGTGGGTAAAATGGGAATTACTATTCCAGCACAAGAATTCAGACCTTTGTCTAATGATTTTACATTTTCACCTGAACCCGTATCATTGAGTTCTGAAGCAGCTAATAGTATATTTGAACAAAACGAATATGCTGATAATAGAGATTACTTTAATAATCCTGATAACTATGAAACAGATGATAAGTACTTGAGTAAGAAAGATCCCATCACCACAATGTTAACCAGTGCAGGTGCTATAGAGATGTCAGAAACAAATTTACCTGGTTTTGGTAGTGGTGCAGAAGCTGATGTTGAACAGTATACTGCGGAAATGAAAGATGGTTTTAGTGTTTACTTACCAGGTCTTGGACATGACCTACATGTAGCTACAGTAAATTCAAAAGCTAATATAACAGAGTTAGAATCCGATAAAGATGCAGGTAGTCAGATAGAACAGAAACGTGGTAAATCAATATTTGCACAGGTGAAAGGATTTTTATACAGAAAGAAGAAAGAAGAAGCAGAAGTAAAACAAGCACCACCACCAAGATTTAAACAGTCAGATTTCAATGATATTTATGCACAAGCAGAAGAGATTGCTAAAAAGTTTACTGATAAAAGTTATGAAGAATATCTAATGAAAGCAGGAAATGACGTGATACTAAATGACCAACTACAAATTAGTTTACAAGTGGTTTATGTAGATGGTACACAAAGATACGAAGCTGTTTATTATGGTGAAATATCACATATGATAGATGAACAAACAGAAGTAACTTATACACTACCGCAGATAGTCTTCGGAAAAAGAGGTAAAAATAAAGATCAAGTGAAAACTGTGGCCAAAAGCGAGGGGAGGAAGATACAGTTACTAAAATACATGAAAGCTCAACTGATGATTAAGATAGGTAAAGAGTATGGAGACTTATTAGGTAATCAGGAGGCTACATAATGGCACAGGCAACATATTCGGATGACTCACAGCAAACTCAAGTAATATCACAAAATCAGATGGAGACTATTGAAGAGAATAAGAAGAAGATTCAAAAAATAGTGGATGCTAAAAATGATAACAAACCTGTTTTGAACAGAAAAATAGAAATGATAACTAAAAATACTGATAGGGTACTAACCGGTTTTGGTGCATTACCAGGTGAGTTTATTTATGAAAAAACTCGTAAACCTGTAAAAAGCAGAACACCATATCACATTCACTTTACAAAAGATTTAGGTATCTATTATATGACTCAAACCAGTCATGACAGTATTCTATCAGAATTGATTATCAGGATAGCTAGACAAAGTGCGGTTGAGATTTATAATATATTGAATCAACAACAACCGATGACTATCAATCCATCTATAGTTATACCAACAGAAAATCAATATCGTGATGGAAACTTTACAAGATATTTTGCGAAAAAAACAAATGACAAATCGCTTATGTTTGAGATAGCCGAAAAAGATTTTCAAACTTCACCCCTATATGAGTACACAGAAGTTATCTGGTTTATAACCGGCACTAAAAAATTAGTAAGGGAAAGTAATGAGGTCGCTATTAAGATGGCAGAGGGTGAATCAGGTTTTGTTGGTTTAAGAAAAATATTACCAGATTTTCAATACTACAGAGAGAATCAAGCCGTATCACCTAAAGAACGGATAGAAAATAAATTAGCAAATGTTGGTGGTTTTCAGATAAATATACCTGGTGCGGAAACATCAAATCAACAACAACCAATTCAACAACAGGGTGAGGCACCAGCTTACGGAGCTGGTGCGGCAACAGGTCCTCCACCTGGTGTGATGACGGGTGGAGCTGGTGGAACTGGCGGTAGTTCATATTAAATTTGTATTTGGGTATTTTAATTAATATTTATAATAAAATCAAAGGTTATATAAATGAAAAGTCAAGTCTTAGATAAAGGCTTTATTGAGGTTGTTGATTCATTAGGAAATGATTTAACAGTTGTCAATTCAGCTCGAGTATCATTCGGTAAAAGAAAAACAAAGTTCGATAAATCAGATGAAAGATTAGTTCGTTATCTTGCAAAACACAAACACTATTCTCCATTCAGACATCTACAGGTTCAGTTTCATATTAAAGCACCTGAGTTTGTAATGAGACAATGGTACAAGCATGTTGTTGGTATCGAAACATCATCATCTAGTTCTACAAAAGATCACGCGTGGAATGAGATAAGTGGTAGGTATGTACCTGTTGAGGACTTCTATGTACCAGAAATTTATAGGGCACAATCTGAAGATAATAAACAAGCATCAGAGGGTGAGGTTGAGAATCAATCAGATGCTCAAAAACTATGGATGGATGCACATTGGTATGTCGTTGGTTTCTATAATGATTTGTTAGAGATGGGTATGGCAAAAGAACAAGCCAGAGCTATTCTACCTCTGTCACAATATACAGAAGTTTATTGGACAGCATCATTTCAGGCAGTTATGAATTTTATAGAACTAAGAAATGAGAAAACCTCACAATGGGAAATACAAGAATATGCAAAGGTATTGTTAGAACAGATGAAAGAAGTATTTCCAAAAACAACTGAACTATGGAGTGAAGCCCACAATTGGTAATAGTTGAATCTCAAAAAGAATGGGATGATTTTTTAGATAAGTTTAAATCTACTTCATCATTGATTGTACCTGTACAATGTGATGATAATAAACATCCTCTTACTACAAACTTATGTTTATTATATGTTGTTGAATTAGAAGATACTTTTGAGTATATTCTGCCTTTCAATCACACCGATACAATAAACTTAGATGTAGATTTATTAGGAGAGTTAGAAACAGATGAATCCGTATTCACTTATGATAAGAAAAAGTTAGCACATTTTCTCAAACTTAAAAATGTAAAAGACTTACAGATGTTAAAGTATCTAAAAAAGAATGAACCTTTGGTGATAGAAGATACCTTAACTAATGCACATGAACACTTTCATAGAATAAATTGGGGTAAGGAAAACCTAAATTGTGTTATACCGATTCTAAAACATTTACAGGCATGTAGAAAGGTTGTTGATATAGTAAAGAAATGTGTAATGTATAATACAGATGAACCTTACGATACCTATAATAATATAGTATTAGATAATCTGCAACGTATAGAGAGTAATGGATTACAAACTACAGATGGTGTGGTTTATTCAGAATACAATCCTTATACTGCTACAGGTCGCCCATCTAATAGATTCGGTGGTTTGAATTTTGCAGCATTAAATAAAAAAGACGGGAGTCGTAAAAAGTTTATAAGTAGATTCGGTAGTAAAGGTATGTTGGTTGAGATGGATTATGATGCTTATCATTTAAGGTTAATAGGAGATGTGATAGGTTACAAATTCCCTAATGGTTCTGTACATGAGCATATGGCGAAGTTCTATGGGGTTGGCTATGAGGAGAGTAAAGGACTATCGTTTCAGTATTTGTACGGACACATACCTGAAGAGGTGTTGAAAATCAACCCATTCTTTGAAAAAGTACAAAAATATATAGATAAGGTTTGGTTTACATTTAAAAAGGATAAATTTATATTATCTGATATTTATAATAAGAAGATATTTATGGAAAATCTGTCAGACATGAATAAGAATAAACTGTTTAACTATCTTATTCAGCTAACAGAAACAGAAAACAATATGAAGGTATTATCTAAACTGATACCAAATATAGACAACTTCAAAAGTAGATTAGTTCTTTACAACTACGATAGTTTTCTGTTTGATTTTCACATAGAAGATGGTGTTGATTTTTTGAAGAGGGTTAAAGATACTATCGAGGATGATGGTAAGTTTCCTGTTAAAATAGCAAAAGGTTGGAACTATCATGAAATGGAAGATATAACGGAGAAGTTTAGTGATTAAATTAAAAGATTTAGTGAATGAAAGCAGGTTTGTAAGTAGACTAAAACATTCAGAATGGTATCCTGCACACACTAGAGCTGCATTAGATTGGACATTAACAAGAAATTATATAGCGTTATATCCAAAACAAATAGAGGACTTATTTGGTAAAGTACCTATAAATTCATTTCACGTTACAAGCCCACAAAACATCAGAACTATTACCGATGTCATAGGTAAGAAAAAATCAATATCAACATTTACCAAAGCTAATAAATCTTCTCAACTTGCAAAAGGTCGTGGCGTTCAAACCGGAAGTGGTGGTGTGATATTTCATATTAAAGGGTTACTACTAGCTCGTAAGTGGCAAGACTTTGATACTGTACCGGATAGAACTGGTCGCAGATGGGTATTGGGTAGACATATATTTGGTGATGCAACAATTTTAACCAATGCATTAGAAAAAGCTGGTTTACCTGGTCACGATGAATGGAATCGCATAGAATATAAAATGGAACAAAAAATTGAAAACGATCCGAAGTATGAAGACTTACCATTTAGAGAAGTATTAAAGGTGGTTTCAAAAGAATTAGGACCTACAGTTCAAAAACACATTAAAAAGTATATCGATACTTCAAATAAGTTATTAAAAAAATATAAGGATGAGGTTCAAAAGAACACTCGAAAAAAGAGTTCAAAGAACTCAAGCTGGTGGAATGAGATATTAGTTTACAATACAGAGATAATAGATTGTTTTGTACTTCAGAGAGTGTGGGATGATTATTACTTTCAAAAGGACTCATCTGATGAACTAGCACACAAAAAGTATCTATTGAACATTGTACCTGGTAATAAGATTACAATAGGTTCACCTGCACAATTTAGAAAGTGGTATACTGCCAGAGAGGGGGAGATAACATTAAATGAATAAGATTACTAATCTAAACAAAATATTAGTTGAATGGGCTTACCAAGTTAAAAATGGTAAACCAAATCACAAAAGTACGAGAGATTTAATTGTATTGGATTCTGTGTTAAAGGACTTCGGATGGAACTTGGTTGAAAGAAATGAATTAGTAAATAACTTAACAGAGGTAGATATAGTCAAAAATAAAGATAGTGGTAATATCTATACAGTTCAAAATGTTAATAAAGATAAACATACACTTGTTAAAAAGAATGCTTCTGAAGATGATATAAAAAAGGTAGAGAAAGATAAAGAAAAGTCAAAAGAAGAACCAGAAGACAAATCTCAAGATAAACCTAAAGTTTCTGTTTCGAATACAATAGATAGGGGCGGAGATAGTAAAGTAAAAAATCAAGCACTTGAATATGGATTTAAAGAAGTAACAGATGAAAATGGAAATATTATATTTAAACCTGCACCAGGTAATGCGGGTTCTATGTTAAATGAAATTGTATCAGGTGAAGTTGCACAGATGTTAGAAGAAAATCCAAACATAAGTGAAGAAGAACTTATTGATGCGTTGTATAAAAGATTTGGTGACAAACCATTATTCACAGCAACCACTAAATCTAAAATTGGAAATATGAGTAATACAATCGCAGGTGGTTTAAAAGCTAAGGATATACCCGCCGGTAAGAACAAAGGCCTACATAGTAAATTAATTTTGGCGGTAAGAAGTGGAAAAAGAAAACACAAAAAAGCAGTAGAGTCTGCGAATAGACAAAATTTTGTAAATCCAAAAATGGAAAATTACTATGGTCATTCAGAGTCGTTTGATGCTATGGTAAATGATATTAAGGACAGACAAGTTATAGGTCCTAATGGTGAAGAGATTTCTCAAGATGAGGCAGAACAATTAATCAGGTCAGGTGGTGGTGGAGACAATCCATCTGATACCGCTACATTAGTGTTCGATGACGAATCAAATAGAGTCATCATGCTATTTCATTCTGATAAAGATAGTACTGAAGCTCTTGTTGCACAATCAAGTCCTAATGCTGAAGCTATAGCAAATGAAAAGAATATCGAAAAATTGGTTAAAGATGGTAAGATAACGGAAGAGCAAGCCGAAGCTATAAAAGGTGAAAATAGGGAATTAGTTGACATTATAAATGATACAGAGTCTAAGTTGAAGAAGGTAGTGAATGAACCAGGTAAATGGTTTCAAAAAAATACTGATATAAACGAAGTCCTTGATAATATCAAAAATGATACAGGACCTAATGGTGAAAAAGACAAAAATCTAACATCAACGAAGTTCGGAGCTCAACCACCAAAAAATAATACTGGTGCAGTGTTAGATAAAAAAGGTAAACCTAGAAAATATTTAAATAAGTATTTAGAGGCAAAAGGTATCGATCCTAATAATGCCACAGAAGAACAAGCTCTCGAATCATTCTTAGAATTTATGGGTGACGATAATAAGGAAGAAGCTCCAAGTGATGACGCAGTTACACTAATGGAAAGAATTAATACAAGGTATTTAGATGAAGGTGCACCTGATATATTTTCTCAATTAGAAGATATCAGAAATCAGACACTTCAGGCACAGAGAGATTTTACTAAAAACAACGATGAAATAAAAATAGATATTGCTGGACAAGAGGTAGGATTGGGAACATTTCTAGAGGGTGGAACTGTATGGAAACAGTTTCATTTAGAGGCTGTGAACCCAAATTCAGAAGTAGGGGTTCATAAATATCCAGGTATGTTTGAAACTAATCATGGTGGACTGGCGGTTGATGGTGAGACTTTATCAGGATGTATGGATGGCAAAGTCAAAAGCAGAAACGATTTTGTAACTCGACTAGAGGTTGGTGATATTGAAGAACAAAAAGGGGTTAGTGGTACACAAAAAGGAAAGACTACAGGTGGTAAACAGATTGTATATGCTATAACTTCAGGTGGTAAGAAAGTCGAGATTGGACAAAAAGTAATGAGAACCAAGACTGGTAAAACAGGTAAATTACAAACAGTCTACAACTGGTCTAATGATTTCAAAAAGTGTTTCGAAAAAACTGGAAATAGGTAATGAGAACACAATTACTATGTACATTTGCAATTAGGTCTCGTATCGAAGACATCACCAGAATCATTATGGAATGTAATGATATACTGTACAACAAAATATATGTATTCGAAAATCTAAATGACGATAGTCAATTAATCTGTACATATAATGTTTCTTATGAGGATGGACATTTATCAGAGGATATTCCTAATACTATATCTTTACATAGAAAGAAGCAAACAAATACATTGTATTCAATTAATGCACTTAATGAGGTTATCAGAAGTCTAAACAATGGTGTGTTAGATAAAAAGTTTCCTGTACCTTGGGAACAATACAGTAATACTTTACTACTCACAAACGAAAATGGCCTCAACAAAATACCAACAAAACTTTATCGAATTATTAACACAAAAGCGTAAAAAAAATTGTATTTAACTAAAAAGTTATATACTTATTATTGGTTACGATAGTAACTTAAAATTAACAATTAACAAATTATATTAGGAGAATAACAAATGGATATTAATTCTATTCGCAAGCGTCTTAATCAATTACAGACAACAAATAATAGAACATCAAACTTATGGAAACCACAACCAGGTAAACAGGTAATTCGTGTGGTGCCTTACTTACACAATAAAGATAATCCTTTTATCGAATTGTTTTTTCATTTTGGTTTGAATAATAAATCCTATCTTTCACCTATTTCATTTGGTCGTCCAGACCCAATTGAAGAGTTTGCTCAGAAATTAAAACAGAGTGGTAACAGAGAAGAGTATCAGATGGCTCGTAAGTTAGAAGCTAAGATGAGAACTTTTGCACCTGTTATTGTTCGTGGTGAGGAAACGCAAGGTGTTCGTTTTTGGGGATTTGGTAAAACTGTTTACCAAGAACTACTTTCAGTAATCGCAGATCCAGACTATGGTGATATTACCGATCCTGTAAATGGTCGTGATGTATCAGTAGAGTTTATAACTGCTGAAGAGAGTGGTGCTTCTTTTCCAAAGACATCAATTCGTGTAAAACCAAATCAAACTCCAATCGTTAGTGATAAAGCTCAACTTGAGAATATATTGGAAAACCAAAAAGACATTACTGAACTATATCAGGAAAGGTCTTACGAAGAACTTACAGAAGTTCTAAATGAATGGTTGAATCCTGATGATTCCTCTACTGAAGAATCAAAAGAAGAAACCGTTGCTCCAGCTTCTCTAGCAACATCTACTTCTGTAGAAGATGCTAGTTCTGCATTTGACGAGTTATTCAGTAAGTAATCACTAAGTGGGTGTTGAAGCCAACACTAATAAAACCGAGTGTGTGCAAAGGATTCTTTACAAAGCCGGACACACCCACTTTTAATTGGAGAAAAATATGTCAGTAAATGACGAATTAGCAGGAGTCTTAGCAGACTCTTTAAATAAAAAGTTCAAAGACTACAAAGTAGCATACTTCTTAGATGGTGTTCAAGAAACACCTACAGATATAAAGGAGTTTATCTCTACTGGTTCAACAATGTTAGACTTAGCAATTTCTAATCGGCCAAATGGTGGTATTGCAGTTGGTAGGATTACAGAGTTGAACGGTTTGGAAAGTAGTGGTAAATCTTTAGTTGGTGCTCATCTTCTAAAAGAAACCCAAAAGAAAGGTGGTGTTGCAGTTTATATAGATACTGAGACTGCGGTTAGTGAAGATTTCTTAGAGGTTATCGGTGTGGATATAAATAATATGTTGTATCTACATTTAGAAACAGTAGAAGATATATTCGAAGCCATTGAAGAGATTGTTACAAAAGTAAGAGAATCTGATAAAGATAGACTTGTAACTATCTTAGTGGATTCACTCGCTGCAGCGACTACTAAGGTGGAGTTAGAAGCTGACTTTGATAAAGATGGTTGGGCTACTTCAAAGGCTATTGTGATTTCTAAAGCTATGAGAAAGATTACTCAGATGATTGGTAGACAGAGAATAGCTTTAGTATTTACAAATCAGCTGAGAGTGAAGTTGGGTGCTATGTTTGGAGACCCATACACTACTTCAGGTGGTAAAGCACTCCCATTTCATGCATCTACCAGAATCCGTTTGAAAAACAAAGGACAGATAAAAGATACCAAAAAGAATGTAATTGGTATGACTATTCTGGCACAGGTTATCAAAAACAGATTAGGTCCTCCACTTAGAAAGGCTGAGTTTCCACTCTACTTTGAAAGTGGTGTAGATGATGAAGGTAGTTGGTTAAAGGTTCTCAAAGACCACAAACTTGTAAAGGTTGGTGGTTCGTGGTATACTATGGAAGATCATGAAGGTAATGAAATAAAATTCCAATCGAAAGATTGGGCTGAAAAGCTGGAAGATACAGAGTTCAAAGAACATTGTTACAAACTTATTTGTGATAAGGTTATACTGAAATACAGTAAAGCAGATCTAGGTATTGATGATGTAGTAGTTACAGACGAGGTATTGGGTGACTAATCCTCGCTACTTATCGATACTTAAAGAAATCAAAGATAAAGGCGGTGAACTTCAATCTACAGAGCCGAACGATAAGGTATTGATTATAGATGGTCTAAATACATTTATCAGATGTTTTAGTGCTATGCCAACTCTTAACGATGACGGAGCTCATGTTGGGGGAATAGTTGGCTTTCTCAGATCAATCGGTTATGCCATAAAGACAATTAGACCCACTCGTTGTGTGATAGTATTTGACGGGAAGGGTGGGTCTAACCGTCGCAAAAAAGTTTTTAGTGGATACAAAGCAAATAGGAATATGTCTAAGAGATTAAATAGAACATATGATTTTAATAGTAAAGAAGACGAACATCAATCTATGATGTTGCAGTTGACTAGAGTCATTGATTACTTAGAACAATTACCTATAACTACTATAACTATTGAAAACATAGAAGCTGATGATGGTATGGCGTATATCACAAAACAGATTCTAAAAACTTCTAAGATTGTATTGATGTCTACTGATAAAGATTTTCTTCAATTGGTAAATCATAGGGTAACAGTTTGGTCTCCTACTAAAAAGAAACTATACGACCCACCAAAGGTACTTGAAGATTATGGGATACCATCCCACAATTTCACTATCTATAGAGCAATAGATGGAGATAAATCTGATAACATAGATGGAGTTCGTGGTTGGGGATTAAAAACTATTCAAAAAAAATTACCACTTTTACTCGAAGACAATATACTTAATATAGATGACATTATTAAAGAAGATGAAAAGCTTAAAGAAGCAGAGGTTTTATTAAAAAGAAACTATGACTTAATGCAGTTAGACGAGGTTGTAATAAGTTCATCAGCAAAAATGAAAATATTGGATAAAGTAAACGAACCAATTAATAGATTAAATAAGATACAATTTCAGAAGAGATTCATAGAAGATAGACTATTTGCTACATTACCAAATATGGATAGTTGGTTAGTTCAATGTTTTGGTAAGTTAAACGAAATGGCTGGAAAAACAAATGGGTAGAAAAAGAAAATATAACTCAGAAGAAGAAAGAAAAGAAGCTCAAAGAAAATGGTCTATGGAATACTATTACAGAAATCAGGCTTTAGTTCAAGAGAAAGCAAGAGAAAGATATAGAAAGAAAAGAATAATGGAAATAAAAGAAAAACAAATGAAGGAATTATATGGTGAGTGAAAACTTTACTCAGTATGGGCCTTCATTTCAATCTAAGATAATATCATCATTATTATCGGACAATAAATTTATACAAACTATAAGTGATATATTAGAATCTAAATACTTTGATTCTGATGCAAACAAATGGTTATCAAAAGAAATCAGTAAGTACTTTATGGAGTTTAGAAAAGCTCCTACATTGGAAGTATTAAAAGTGAAAATCAATCAGATGGATGACGAGATTCTAAAAGTATCAGTTGTAGAGAATCTCAAAGATTCTTGGAGAAATTTAGAAGCTACTGATTTAGATTTTGTAAAGCAAGAGACACTCTCGTTTTGTAAGAATCAGGTTCTGAAGGAAGCTATTACAGATGCTGTAGATTTGTTAGAACAGAAGAAGTATGATGATATAAAAGTTATAATAGATTCCGCTATGAAGGCTGGAAGTGAAAGAGATTTAGGACATGATTACATCATATCCTTAGAAGATAGACTTACAGAATCAGTTAGAGAAACAAAACCTACTCCGTGGGATGCTGTTACAAATGTAATGGATGGTGGATTAGCTGGTGGTGAGTTGGGTGTGTTAGTTGCACCTGCCGGTATTGGTAAGACTTGGTGTTTACAAGCTCTTGCGGCTCACTTAGTTAGAGAGGGTAAAACTGTTGTTCACTATACATTAGAGTTAAATGAAAGTTACGTTGGTTTAAGATATGATACTGTATTTAGTGGAACACCAACTGCCAATATAAAGTTCTATCAAGAAGATGTACAAAAAGTTATTGATGGTTTAAAAGGTAAGTTGATAATCAAATATTATCCTACTCGTTCTGCGTCTGTCAATACTTTATCTTCACATCTTAAACAAATGGAGATACAGGAAATAAAACCTGATGCTGTAATAGTTGATTATGCTGACATCTTAAAACCAACTACATTCTATAAAGAGAAGAGACATGCAACTGGTGAGACTTATGAAAATCTGAGAGGACTCGCTGGTGAATTTGATATTCCAATATGGACTGCTTCACAGGCCAATCGTAGTTCGTTAGAGGAAGATGTTATCGATGCTACAAAAGTATCTGAGGATTATAGTAAGGTTATGACAGCAGACTTTGTTATGTCAGTTAGTCGTAAGGTTGAAGATAAGATTGCAAATACAGGTAGGTTTCATGTAATCAAAAATAGATTTGGTGTAGATGGTATTACCTTTCCAGCTAACATCAATACTAATACAGGTTTAATAGAAGTACATGAAGCATCAACTGTTGGTGGAAAACAAGTACAAGGTAAAATGGACAATTCGGAAGAATACCTAAGAAAAACTTTATCACAAAAGTATAAAGATTTGGCCGGATTCGAATAGGAATAGATAGTATATATAATAATTATAAATAGTTAAATTTGTTACTGAGGAGTTACTATGGAAAAATTTAAGTTGTCAGACAACTTTGTTGCAAAATATAAAAGAAAGAAAGCACCTTTTGGTTTTAATGGATTAGGTGAGTTGGTTTATATGAGAACCTACTCAAGAATCAAAGAGAACGGAAAGAATGAAAGATGGTGGGAAACGGTTCAAAGGGTTGTAGAGGGAACTTATAATATGCAAATGAATTGGATTGAATCACATCAATTAGGGTGGAATCCGTGGCAGGCACAGAGGTCAGCTCAAGATATGTATGAGCGTATTTTTAATATGAAATTCTTACCTCCTGGTCGTGGACTGTGGGCAATGGGAACGCCAATCACAGAAGAAAAAGGTTTATATGCCGCCCTAAACAATTGTGCTTTCGTATCTACGAAAACACTAAAAGAAGATTATGCTAAACCCTTTTGTTTCCTTATGGATGCGAGTATGTTAGGTGTTGGTGTGGGATTCGACACAAAGGGTGCTGGAGAAATAACAATCAAAGGTGTGGATGAAAATAAAACTACATCAACCTATGTAATACCAGATACCCGTGAGGGGTGGGTTGAGTCTCTAAAGTTATTATTAGAAAGTTATTTTCATGGTCTAGGTAAAGTAGAATTTGATTATTCAGAAATAAGAAAAGCTGGTGAACCAATAAGTGGTTTTGGTGGAGTTGCAAGTGGTCATGAACCATTGAAAGAGATACATGGTGATATAACAGAGGTATTAAAAAAGAATGTGGGAGAACCAATCTCAATAACAACAATCGTAGATATAATGAATCTTATTGGTAAGTGTGTTGTAGCTGGTAATGTTAGAAGAACTGCTGAGATTGTATTCGGAGAACCTGATTCAGAAGAATATTTAGACTTAAAAAATTATAAAGTAAACAAACACAGAGAAACATATGGATGGACAAGTAATAATAGTATATTCGCTGAATTGGGTATGGATTATACAGAAGCTGCCAAACGAATTGTGGATAATGGTGAGCCTGGATTTGCGTGGTTGGACAATATGAGAAAGTATTCCCGTATGAAAAATGGTGGGGATAATAAAGACCATAGGGTTGCAGGTGGTAATCCTTGTTTAGAACAATCTTTAGAGAGTTATGAATTGTGTTGTCTTGTAGAAACATTTCCAAACAATCACGATAGTTTTGAGGATTATGCCAGAACCTTAAAGTATGCTTACCTATATGCAAAAACAGTTACATTGGGAAGAACCCATTGGGCAGATACCAATAGAGTTATGTTAAGAAATAGAAGAATTGGTTGTTCAGTAAGTGGTGTTGCTCAGTTTATTACAAATAGAGGTTTGGGAGAATTGAAGAATTGGTTAAATGGTGGATATGATGTGATACAGGAATGGGATAAACAATATTCAGATTGGTTTGCTGTTCCTAAGTCGATTAAGACAACATCGGTTAAACCATCAGGAACAGTTTCACTACTTGCAGGAGCGACTCCAGGATTACATTACCCTGAGAGTCGTTTTTACATTAGGAGAGTAAGGTTGTCTAAACATTCAGAATTGATTGGACCGATGGAAAAATCAGGTTATAAAATAGAACCAGCTTTTGGTTCAGAGGATACAACAATGGTTGTTGAAGTGCCGGTTGATGTGGGCGAGGGTATAAGAACTGCGGCTGAACTATCCATTTGGGAGCAATTCAGTTTAGCCGCATTCTTACAAAGACATTGGGCAGACAATCAGGTAAGTTGTACAGTCACATTCAATCCAGAAACAGAGGCAGAACAAATTGCACCAGCATTAAACTACTACCAATATCATCTGAAAGGTATAAGTTTATTACCGAGACATGACTATGGTGCTTATCAACAAATGCCTTATGAGGCGATTGATGAGGATACTTACAAAAAAGAGGTAAGTAAATTAGGTAAATTATCCTTTGGAGTAATCAAAAATGAGGAAGCCGAAGTAGATAAATTCTGTAACAATGATTCTTGTGAAGTCATTCCTATGACAGGTGACAATGACGATCAAGATTATGCAAACTAATCAATAGGAGAAAAGGTTATGCATAAATTAGAATATCTATGGTTGGATGGTTGTAATCCAACTCAAATCAGACATAAAACAAAAATAGTAAAGTCTTTTGGAAGAGATAGTGAAGCACCAATATGGGGCTTTGATGGAAGTTCAACTGAACAGGCAGATGGTGGTAGTTCCGATTGTGTTTTAAAACCAGTCAGAGTTTATAGCAATCCATTTGAATTAGAGGGTTCAATAGTATTATGTGAGGTCTATAATGTAAATGATACACCACATGAAACAAATACAAGAAGAAGGTTAGATGAAATCATTTCAGATGTAGATGATATTCAAGAATGGGTAGGTTTCGAACAGGAATATACTTTATTCAAAGATAATAGACCATTAGGTTGGCCAGAAAATGGTGAACCGGCACCACAAGGAGATTACTACTGTGGAAGAAACATTGGAGAAAATATATCGCGAGAACATATGGATGCTTGTATTGAGGCTGGTGTAAGTATTTGTGGAACAAATGCAGAGGTGATGTTAGGACAATGGGAATATCAAATCGGTGCTGGTGGTTCAATACACATGAGTGATGATTTATGGGTTGCTAGATGGTTGTTAGAAAGAATTTGTGAAAAGCATGGAGTATTGGTTTCTGTACATCCAAAACCGATTGAGGGAGATTGGAATGGTGCTGGATGTCATACTAACTTCTCTACGAAGGCGATGAGAGAAGAAGGTGGATATGAAAAGATAATTGAGGCTTGTGAAAAACTATCAGAAAATACCAAAAATCATATAGATGCCTATGGTATAGATAACGAAAAAAGACTAACAGGCCTACATGAAACTTGTAGTATTACAGAGTTTAGATATGGAGTATCAGACAGAGGTGCTTCTATCAGAATACCGTGGCAGGTTGAAAGAGATGGTAAAGGTTATTTAGAGGATAGACGTCCAGCTTCAAATTGTGATCCTTATGTAGTATCACAGAAGTTAATCCAAACAATATGTCAATAAATTCACATACTTACAAAAAGCGGACAGGCAGACGGCACACCTGTAGAAAAATGTGCCTTTTCATTAATGAACAACGAGGAGATTACTATGAGATATCGTAATCTAATCCTTTCAGCAATGATGATGGTTGGAGTTGTCTTTGGACAAGTCGTAACCGGATTTGTTGGTGAAGGTGATAAACCACTTGTAGGTGCAAATGTTGTAGTTGAAGGTACTACAAAGGGTGGTGTCACAGATAGTGAAGGTAAATTTACTATTGAGACAGGCTCTGGTACTTTTGATATAACTGCTTCCTACATTGGATACATAACCCAAACTAAATCTGTTAGTGTTGGGGATATAGTGTCCAGCGTTAGTTTCAATTTAGAAATTGATGTTGTGGCACTTTCAGCTCTTGAAGTTTTGGCTTCTCGTGCTGATGAAAAAACACCTGTTGCTTATACTACG